TTTCACAAAGTTTTTGGATAGCGTCTTTTTGGTGGTCGAGTGGGGGACGATGCGAATATTTCGAATAATCGATAACAACATCTTTAACTCTATTGTCTTTTAATACCGACACCTTTGGTAACCAAAAATCGTGATTTGTTTCTGATTCAAAAAACTTTCCCCAAATATGGTATGACGTGTCTTTTTCAACCAACAGTTTTTCAATGTAAACTTGAGTTGGAATTTTGGTAAACAATTTATCGTTTGCAATTTTGTTTGCAAAGTAAGGGTCTAAGTCCACCCATTTTCTTGCAATTTTCGGGACTCTTGTATTAAAGTTTATAATATATTCCGCCTGTGCTCTGGTGGGATAAAACTTCGGATTGTTCTGCATTTTATTTTTCAAACGCAGAATATAATTATTGGCACCTTCATACGATTCAAGAAGTTCCAAAGCTTTTCTCTCCATTACGGAGTTGTTTGATATGTTGTTCAGTTCATCCAATGTTCAAAAAGATAATCTTTTTTGGTATATTTATCAAGTAAGATGGCACAAAGACAAGTTCCTATTACAAGATTGGGTAAATTCTTCGGTGGGGAGGATTTCGATTTGGATATCAACATGGGTAGAGAATGGCTCGATGGTGATATGAATTTTACAATTGTTTTATATAAAGTTGATAGAACTAAAACCGTTCAAGACGATGTTTATGGTGAGGTCCTCCAAGATGGTATTCAATTTATGGCACCTGTTTCTATCAATGCCTATGTACGTATTGAAGGTGCTACTGAAAACTTTTTGGGTAATTCTAAAGTTGTTCAGAATGAACCAGGTAATTTAATATTCCATGTTTATGAAAAAGACCTATTCCAATTAGGAACAAATATTGAACTTGGTGATTATATTGGTTATTGGATAACTGAAAATCAAGCTCGTTATTATACTGTGATTGATGCTGGTTCACCAAATTATGATAATAAACATACTTATGGTGGGTATAGAAAGTTCTATTTTTCATATACCGCAACACCTGTAAGTGAAAACGAATTTAGAGGTATCTAATGGCATTCCCTAAAAAAGTTATTCCAACAATTAATCTTAAGCCACAAAAGATTCTTTTGGCTCGTAGAGAAGAACTTCTTCAAGATATTAAAGAAGATGGAACTTATTTACCAAAAACTCTTTTACACCCTCAGCTTGATAAGGGGTTTTTGGATTTTGTGGTTAATGATTTGAAAACGGTCGTGTCAGGTAAGATTGTTCCTGTAGTGGATATTATCATTACAACTCAAAACTGGGCTCAATTTACTGAGACATGGAATTTCCAAGACTTGAATGGTAACCCAACACTTCCATTTATTACCGTGGTCAGAAGCCCTGAGGTAAAGTATGGCAATAATCCTGCAATTATTTATAATATTCCAAATCGTAAAGAATATTTCTATGCTGCGGTTCCTACTTGGAATGGTAATATAAAGGGGATGGACATTTACAAAATCCCTCAGCCTGTTCCTGTTGATATTACGTATAGTGTAAAGATTATGTGTAATAGAATGAGGGAATTGAATGAGTTCAACAAAAATGTTATTCAGACTTTCGCCTCTCGTCAAGCATATCGTCAAATTGAAGGTCACTATATTCCAATTATTTTGACAAACATTTCGGATGAGTCTCAGATGGATATCGGAAAGAGAAAGTTTTACATTCAAAGTTATGAATTTACTATGATGGGATTTCTTTTGGATGAAGAAGAGTTTGAAGTTGCTCCCGCTGTTTCAAGAGTGTTCAATTCTTTTGAAGTAAATATATCTTCCAAACCACCTCGTAGAAAACAATATCCCGAGAACAAAGATACCTTTGATAAGAATTTAGTTTTCTCTCCGAGTGCGACAACTAAAAGTTTGGTTGCCGATTATACAGGTGATTTTACCCTCTTGGGTTCTATTAATGTATCAAGTTATGATGTTTATATTAACGGAGATTTTTATGGGACGGATATTGAGGTAATCCAAGTAAACACGAATGATACTCTTTTATTTGAAATTACTCAGGACAATCCGTCCGAAGAAAGTTCGTTATTATACGGAATTAAATTACTCATTTGATTCACCGTATATATCTGTTTCTCCTTTACAATTTTCCCTGATTAGATTTTCCAAAAATTTATACATTACAATTCCTTTTCTATCACAATATGTTTTAAGAATATTGTGTGTTTGTATTGATATCTTAAGGTTTTTGATTTCTTTGGCCATTAGTAGAAAAAAGGCAGAAAATAAGGCGCCCATTTTATAAATAGACTACAAGAAGTAAAGTTTTTACTTTTTTTCTGAATATTTATGTATACAAAATAAAATTTTTATTGAACATAAAAAATGGCAGTATCTAATAAAATATTCGTATCACCAGGTGTATACACTTCTGAAAGGGACTTGAGTTTCGTAGCTCAAAGTGTGGGTGTAACCACTCTTGGATTGGTAGGAGAAACATTAACAGGACCCGCTTTCGAACCTGTGTTTATCACAAGCTATGACGAATTCGAAGCGTTTTTCGGAGGAACAATCCCTGAAAAATTCGTAAATACACAAATCCCTAAATATGAATTGGCTTACATTGCCAAATCGTACCTTCAACAATCTAACCAATTATTCGTAACAAGAGTTCTTGGTCTTTCGGGTTATGATGCTGGTCCATCTTGGACTATAACTACAGTTGCAAACCCCGATGGTACTACGATTGTTTTGACAGGTGTAGAAACTGACTTTACTATCAACTTCAGTGCGTGTACTGGGGATACTTCTGTCACATATTTGACTTCTATCCCAGCAGCATTTTCTTCGGTGTTCTCAACACCATATACCCAAAATGATGGTTCGTCAACTACGATTGCGGCTGATTTTGATAACCAGATTCTTGACATTGTAGATGTTAATTCTTTGTCTGCAACTTCTGTATACTACTATGGTACAATTGCTGACGGTTCTTACAATGATATTTCGTCAACATATACTGATGAAACTAACGTTTATAGTTGTTCTGGTGTTACTGAATCTGTTGCGGATTATACCTCACCAAACAACGATGCATGGTACTACTCGTTGTTTACACCAACTACAGGTGATGAGTATTCAGGTATATCAATGTTCTCAGTTGTTACAAATTTGGTCGATTTGGGTTCAGATTGTTTCTCAGGAACAGTATCAGGTACTGTATTTAACTATTCAGGTTTAACTTATGATGGTTGGAACGACTTGGTAGTTGCTACTCTACGTTCAAGAGGTATTGCTACTTATGGTACAGGCAGTGATGGTCCTGTATATACCGTTTCTGGTTTGACAAGTGTTCAGATGAATTGTTCTGGTACATATTCGGCGGTAACACAAAATCCTTTTGCAACTTTTGCTATTTCCGGTTCTACTGCCGCCGGTGCAGATTTTGAGTTTGTTACCTCTATGAATAGTGGAGATGCTAATTATCTGACTAAAGTATTTGGTCTATCTAATTTCGCTAAACCTCGAGTGGAGGTCCCCCTATTTGTTGAGGAACAATTTCAAAATATGTTGAACTACGGATATAACAAGGGGTACGTAAGAGGTTTGAATTGTGACTTAGTGGCACTTCCTGGTTTGAGATACACTTCTACTACAGATACTATCGCATACTACTTGGAAAAATATCAATCTCCTGATTCTCCATGGGTTGTTTCACAACTTCGTGGTAGTCAGGTAGACAGACTTTTCAAGGTTATTTCCATATCTGATGGTGATAGTGCAAATGCTCAAATTAAAATATCAATTACAAATATCTCTTTCAACAATTTGACTTTTGACTTAGGTGTAAGAAGTTTCTACGACACAGATTCTAACCCTGTCTTTTTAGAAAAGTTCACAAATTGTTCTATGAATCCTGCAAACAACAACTATGTTGGTGTTCAAATTGGTACTTCCGACGGAGAGTACGCTTTGAATTCAAAGTACATTATGTTGGAGCTTAACGAGAATGCTGCTATTGATTCTCTACCTTGTGGTTTTGAAGGATATGTTATGAGACAATATGCAAACGCAACACCACCTTTCCCCGTTTATAAAACTGCTTACAATTATCCTGGAGAAATTATTTATAACCCTCCTTTCGGTACTACAGCTGGAGATAACTCGGTTCAATCAAGTGGTGATAGAGTAAGGACTACCTATCTGGGTATTTCTTCACAGATTGGTTATGACCCTGATTTTTATATGTATAAGGGTAAACAAAAACCAATCAATTTGTGTTTTGAGACTGATGCATTACCTTGGGATTACATTACCGAAGGTTTCCATATGGACTCAGGAGCTACTGTAGTTACTATTGCATATGGACCAACGGCAGGTAGTCCAGCTTTTGAATGTGGTGATGCTACATTCCAGTCTGACCCTGACAGTACTGCAAACCCTTACTACCAAATACAAGCTAGAAAGTTCACTTTCTTGTTGCAGAATGGTTTTGATGGTTGGGACATTTATCGTGAATATAGGACTAACACTAATAACTTTGTAATTGGAGGTTCTGGTTATCAAAAAGGTGCTTGTCCTACAACAAGATACCCGGCGGCAACAGGATGGGGAGCATTCAAACCGATTGCTGTTGATAACTTTACTGAGTTTGCTAACACTGACTACTACGCTTATCTGTTGGGTATTGCAACATTCAATAATCCTGAGGCGGTAAATATTAACGTGTTTGCAACCCCTGGAATTGATTTTGTAAACAATGACAACTTGGTTGAAGAAGCAATTTCAATGGTAACCTACCAAAGAGCGGATTCGATTTATATTGTTACCACACCTGACTGTAATGTTTATGTACCTACTACAACAGATAATTTACTTCTTCCAACAAGAATTGTTGATGAATTAGACCAAACAGGTATTGATTCGAACTATACCGCGACTTACTACCCTTGGATTTTAGTTAGAGATACTGTAAATAATACACAAATTTACATACCACCTACCAACGAGGTTTGTAGAAACTTAGCTTTAACAGATAATGTTTCATTCCCTTGGTTCGCAACTGCTGGATATACAAGAGGTTTGGTAAACGCTGTTAAGGCACGTATCAAACTGACTCAAGAAGAAAGAGATACTCTTTATCAGGGTCGTATCAACCCAATTGCGACGTTCTCGGATGTGGGAACTGTAATCTGGGGTAACAAAACTCTTCAAATTGCTGATACCGCTCTAAACCGTTTGAATGTTAGACGTTTATTGTTACAAGCTCGTAAATTGATTTCAGCTGTAGCTGTAAGATTGTTGTTTGAACAAAACGATGCTAAAGTTCGTCAAGACTTCTTGGATTCTGTTAATCCTATCCTTGACGCTATCAGACGTGACCGTGGTCTTTACGATTTCCGTGTTACAGTAAGTAATTCTCCTGAAGATTTGGATAGAAACACCATGTCAGGTAAAATATACTTGAAACCAACGAAGGCTCTCGAATTCATCGATATTGAATTCTTGATTACTCCAACAGGAGCATCCTTTGAAAATATCTAAATTCAATCAAGGTGGGAGGAAACTCCCACCTTTTAGCCTTTTAATGTAATATGAGTAGACTAATAACAGAGGGTTTTGATGATGTAGGATTACCTACTCTCAAATATTATGCTTTTGATTGGGACGACAACTTGATGTTCATGCCAACAAAAATTATTGTGAAAGATGACAATGGTGAGGAGGTCGAAATGTCGACCGAAGATTTTGCAGAATATCGCAGTCGGATTGGAAAAGAACCTTTTCCCTATAAAGGAACCACTGTTGTTGGATTTGCGTCTGACCCTTTTAGAAATTTTGGAACTAAAGGAGATAAACAGTTTCTCTTGGACTCCATGAAAGCTAAACCAGGTCCTGCTTGGGCAGATTTTATCGAAGCCGTCAATAATGGTTCGATTTTTTCTATTATAACCGCAAGAGGTCACAACCCAAATACCCTAAAGGAATCGGTATTCAATATGATTGCATCCAACCATATGGGTATCAACAAAGACTTATTAATTAAGAATCTTAGAAAATTCCGAGACTTTGTGGGTGAAGACAATGTCAAACCTCAAGAAATGATTCGTCAGTATTTGGATTTATTAAGATTCTACCCTGTATCATTCAATCAAGAAGGGTCTGCACAAAGTCCTGAAGAATTAAAGGTCGACGCGATGAAAGAATTTATATCACACGTTAAATCTGAGGCGCAAAAATTAGGACAAAAAGTTTATCTAAAAGATGATGTCAAAAATAGATTTGTACCAGAAATAGGTTTTTCAGATGACGATATAAGAAATGTAGAAGTTATGAAAAATCATTTTGAAGATGAACCATCATTAAGAACTTATTCTACTGCAGGAGGAATTAAAACTAGATATTAGAGATATAATTTTTTTGAAAACAAAGTCAATACAAAAATTTTTCTCTACAAAGTATTTATATGAAAATAAACTAAAACAAAGAAACAAAAAAATATACCATGGCTGACTTATTAATGAAGATGCCGGTTCCATATGAACCAAAAAGAACCAACCGATTCATTCTGAGATTTGATTCTACTCTCGGTATTAATGAATGGTTTGTAGAATCATCAGGGCGACCTAATATCGATATTAACCCAGTGGAAATCCCTTTCCTTAACACCTCAACATTTGTTGCTGGAAGATTTAAGTGGAACTCTATAAGTGTAAAATTCCGTGACCCAATCGGACCATCTGCGACCCAAGCTCTTATGGAGTGGGTTCGTTTACACGCAGAATCTGTGACAGGTCGTATGGGATACGCAGCGGGATACAAAAAAAATGTGGACCTCGAAATGTTGGACCCAACAGGAGTTGTTGTGGAAAAGTGGATTTTGGAAGGTACTATGATTACCAAGACCGCTTGGTCAGAAGTTAACTACGGAACGGACACACTCGCAACTTTGGATGCGACACTTCAGATGGACCGTTGTATTTTAGTTTATTAATTTTCTCTTTACTTTTTATTGTTGATTAACAATTAAGGAGTGGTATATTTAACACAGGGGACTAATTCTCCTGTGTTTTTTTTTATGGATGATGCAATGAAAGTGGGTCAACAAGACTTTAGTTTACCCCATGATGTGGTGAAACTTCCCTCCCAAGGAGTTTTCTACAAATCAAAAAAGAAATCGGTAAAGGTCGGTTTCCTAACAGCGGCTGATGAAAACATAATTCTATCTTCACCCGCTGAAGATATGGTTATGAATTTGATTAGAAGTAAGGTATATGAACCGGACTTGAGACCAGATGAAATGTTGAATGGAGATATTGAAGCAATTCTTATATTCTTAAGGAACACAGCATTTGGTCCTGAATACAAGATTTCTGTGTTAGACCCCACAACCAACAAAAGGTTTTCGTCATCCATTCAGTTGGATGAATTAGATTTCAAAAAATGTGAAGTTCAACCTGATGAAGATGGTACTTTTACTACAATACTACCAAAATCAAATGTCAGTGTTAAAATAAGACCACTAACCTACAAGGAAATTGCCGAGATTAATAGGATGGCAGAATCCTACCCAACAGGAAGACCGGCTCCGAAAGTAACGTGGAAACTCAACAAACAGATTGTATCTCTTAATGGAGACCCAAATCCACAAAATATTGCAAAATTTGTCG